CCCACACGCTCTCTACTTTATGCAAGTCTTTTATGGTTGGAAAATACTTAGGGTCTCCGTCCCACATTTTCTTAAACACAGACACTTTTTCTTCTATAATATCTCTAGGGTCTGATATAACGTTATTGTTACTTGGTATTCTGTAGAACTGGTTTAAATCATAGAAGTATTGCTCAAATATTGAGTTCTGAGCGTGATTGGCAAATAAGTTAAACTCCTGCGGAGTTATGTAACCTCGTTGTTCTTTATTAGCTAACGCTAACACTGTTTGATACACTCTATCTACACTTATTGCCATAATTCTTTTTTTGTAGTTTTGCAACCACCCCGAAGGGCAGTTGCATCACTATTGATTATTAATTTAATCGTTTTTCTATATTAGCATATATCTCCATTCCCTCATCAGTTTTAAACCAATGTGCTAATGCAGTATATGGATGTTCTTCAAAAGGCACCGTGAAAAGCTTTCGGCCAGTTGATTTCCAGCTAAACGTTCTCTGATCAGGTGACAGCGCGATAATACCAGCCTCTTTAGCTTTAATACCAAAGTTTCTAAGCATTACGTTATCGTCTTCTACTAATTCTAAGAACAACTTAGGATTACGCTTAGCGAATAATAGTATATCGCGTTTAAGCTCCTTAGAACTCATCTTATCAACCGAAGATCCAATTTCTACTCTCATCACCGCTTCAGCTACGTCTAAATCTAGATCTCTCGCGGCCATTAACGCGTCAACCTCTAACTCAAGTATGTTGATTTCGTTTTCAGCTATCTCCTTAGGTTTATGCTCTTCAAATAACGACCCATTGTGTGGGTGGTACAGAGAAAGTAGCTTTTGTAGTACTGTTTTATTTTTCGGCACATTAAGAGCTCCATTTTGAAATATAATATGTTCGAGTCTCTGCTCACCTTTCATTTCGTCAACGAAGCAAGTTCTTTGATTAGAACAATATTTTAATTCTCTTTCGTGTCCTTTTTCTTCGTCAAACCAAAATATATTACTACCCCTTATTAAGTATGTAAGTGGAGACCTATTATTTTTTAAATAATAAACTCTATCTTTAATTTCCCAGGTGTTTTTCTTAGGTAATTCTTTTGCAATTGGTTTAGGCTCCGGTTTTGGAGCTTCAACTACAACTGTCTCTTCTACGTAGGGTTCTTGAACCTCTACTTTTTTTGTTTGCTTTTTAGCCATAATATAATATAATAAAAAATTAATATAAAACTACCCCACCCGAAGGCAGGGTAGTTTCACCAAATATACTTATCTTAGTTCATCAACATGAAGTTGTTAGCTCCTTGAGTAACCAAGCAACGCTCAGATAGATAATGAACCTCCATAGTGTCCTTACCTGAAGTTGCAGCCCCTACAGAACCAGTAACCCATGTCTTCATTTTACGAGACTCAGTTTGTGATTGTCTGTAACGAACGTGTAGGAATGGACGCTTTAGGTTTTTACCCAGCATTTCATCATACACAGACGAGGTTCCTGCAGGAATAATTACCCCACGAATATTCGTAACAGTATCGTTAAGACCACCACGTGTTCCTTTATCATTCAAGTATTTGAAGTCAGACTTGTAGAAGTCATAAGATCCACGACGGAATCCTGAGAATCCTAAGTTAAGAGCCATGTCTTCAGAGTTGTCAAACACTCCATAAGAAGTACCTCCAGCACCGTAAGAATTCATCGACGCAAGCATATCGTCCATAGCTAAGCTAGTAGAGCGATTTAAGAACATCATGTTTTCTTCAACTGCTCCTTGCTGATCAAATACAGCTAAGATAGCGTCAAACTCCGCTAAGTCAGTAGCGGCGTTTACACCAGTAACTCCAGTTGTTTGGTGGCCGCGAGTTTCAATAGCTTTGAATAAACCCTCTGTACCAGCGTCATAACCAGTGGTAGAAGCAGATAATCCTAAACCACCTGTAGCATTCTCAATAGTAGAAGCAGCTGCAGCAAATTCACTCTCCATCATTGACATCTCAATGTAGTCTCCGAAACGAGCGCGAGTATCACCTTCAGCTTTTAGATACCAAAGATATCCGTTTTGTCCAGCTTCACCAGATACTTCAACCCAACCGATTGCAGATGCATCAGAACCTGATACTTCGTAGTAATCTTTTAAGATGATGTGCTTATTGAAGTGAGAGATAAACTTAGGTTCGTTAGCTGAAGCTCTACCGTCTGTACCTTTTCCAAACTCAGATCCATAAACTAGGATTCTGAAGGCTTCCGCTGTAGCAACCGTTGCAGCAAAACCTGCTGTTTCCATATTAGCAGCTGCGTAAGGGAGAATTGTGATACTATTGTTAGCTTCATTAATAACACTAACATAACCACGCACTGTTAAAGAAGAGTTAGATACCAAAACTGTATCACCTAATCTAATACCGTGCTCACCTGCAGCGATAGTGTTTCCGTCAACATCGTTAACGATACTAAAAATATTGTCAGATGTATCACCTTCACCACCGCCTACTGTATTCTCACATGAAGCCGTGTAACATAGGTGTAATCTACCTTGCTCAGACCAACCTACTCTATCAGCAGCAGAAGCTTCTTCTGCACCTACTTGAGCTAGGAAACCTGAAATTGTTCTTTTACCATAGATCTCTGCTTCTTTCTCCATGAGATCTGGTAAGTATTGTTGTGCCCATGCACTTCCTGCTCCAGTGAAATCTACATAGTTCGTAGATAACGTCTGTTGCCTTGGAGCCGCGTCTGGACCGGCGCCTCCGCCATAACTTGTAATTGCCATTTTTTCTTAATTTTTTTAATTTTTATTTTTCATTTTGAACTTAAAAGAGGCAGAATCATCACCTAACACTCGGAACTTAGGGCCACCGGTAGTCGTTTCTTTATGTGAACCTCTAGGATCCATATCAATATTCTTCGACTTCCGAACACTGTCTTTCAGTGCATCGGCTTTCCCTTGTTCATAGAAGTGTTGAGCAACTGCATCGGAATTCATAGCTGTATACAATGCTTTGTGGTATCCTTTAGCATCTGAAAGCGATTTATTTTCATCGACAAACTTTGACATGAAATTGTTTATATCACTCTGCTTAGCTTTCACACCATCGACATCCTTAACGTTGAATCGATATTTTTTTTCTCCGACGTTATATTCAAAACCTTTGAATTTGTCGTTAAAAAGATTATTAGTCTTTTGTTCAAAAACATCACTACTACGTTTGACAGCTTGATTAGTCTGCTCTGACTCTTTATTGTATCGGTTGAAGAAATCAATTGCCTTCTGCTGCTCACCTGTGAGCTTGCTTCCAGCTTTAATCTCTTCATAATATTTAGACTTTTGCCCGTCTAAGTAGGTCTTGGCCTCGGCAACTTGCTCTTTGAGGGCCAATTTTTTACGTTTAATATCTCTTTCATCATCTATATCTTCATCATATGAAAATCCATCTTCTATAAGAAAATCAATTTCATCTGAAGCTAGATGAGGTTTAGTTCTTTGGTAGTACTCTCGTAAAGCGTCTTGATCACTTAAATTACTAGTGTCTTTATTTAGCTTAACGTAGTCTTCTAGGTCTCCACCTGTTTCATCCATAAAGTCTAGCAACTTTTGAATGTTTTCTGGTATAGCTTTCCCTGACTCTTCATTTGCGTCAAGGGCTTCTATTACCTCTTCTTCTGTGACAGTTTCCTCATTGGTAATTTCCTCAAGGGTTGGTACCTCCTCGCTAGCGTTCTCTTCTTGTGTAACTTCTGCAACAACTTCTTCGAGATCAGTTTGGTTCTCATCTACTGTTTCTGATTCTGTTTCTATGGGTTTACTTAAATCTATTTTAATGACGTCATCGTCGTCTTTGCTTTCAAATTTACTTAAATCTACCTCGGGTTTTTGCTCCTCAGCAACCTCTTTTTGAGGTGTTTCTTGAGTGACCTCTTCGATCACTTCTTCGTTTTTTACTTCTTCCATAATATAATATAATAGTTATTTAATAATTTACTGCGCCCCAAAGGCTTCTAAACCAAATCCACCACCTATAGTATCATTACCTGCGGATTCAAACTTTTTAGGCGGTTTTCCGCTTTTTCTTTGGTCTATAAGTTCGCTTTGTTGTGATGCTTGTATCTTTGTTCTTTCGTCTTTTCTATCCTCTTTTTGGTTCTCTCTATCTTTGAGCCCACTAACCTCAATACCTTTCAACTGCATGTTGTACTGAAACTCAAGTCCCATAAGTTCTTTTTTAGCAGCCATCTCTAACTGCAGCTTTTGAGCGTCAGCCTGCGCCTGAGCTTGAAGCAGTTGAACTTTACTCTGTGTAATAGCGGATTGCTTTTGAACTTCTGCTTGAGCTGAAGCTTGAGCAGCGGCTTGGTTAGACTGTGTTTGAGCCTGTATGTTTTCTAGCTGTTGCTGTCTATCACGCTCTATCTTCTTGTTGCGTCTTATCTTTAGTAGCTGATTAGCTAGTTTTAAGTTTTTTACTTCTCTAATATCTATAGCGTCTTCTAGTTCAATCCCACCTTGTTGAAGAGCCATTTGAACGTTGTTCTCTAGCAACTGCTTTTCTTCTTCGTCAGGAGATAGTTCTATAAAGATACCAAAATCATGTAAATGCAGTTCTGACACCTCCTCTAGCTTTGCTACATTACGGTGCCCGATTGACTCGATAAAAGCTTTCTTAGTAGGTGAATACTCTATGACATCAGATATCCTTAATGATAGCTTTTCAGCAGTTTCAGCTGTAAGAAGTAATCCAGCTTGTAATATATGTCTTGTAGCGGTATTAGAGTTAGCCGCGGCTATTTTCTGTATTCCAACTAAAGCGTTTTTATCAGGTGTGCTACCATCTCTAGCTTCATTTAAACCCGTGACGTCACGGATCATCTGCAGATAGTAATTATATGTCTGTATCAAAGATTGCAACTTAGCACCTTTGCTGCTAGACTGTATTTCTTGAATAGGTACTTTACCAGGGTTCATGTCACCTTCAGAGGTGAAGCTTCTACCTATAACACTACCAGTTTGGAAAAACATATTAAGCGCTTCCTGTGGGTTGTAATTAGTGCCGTTACCTAAATCAATTTCAGCTAGACCATCCGCGTCTAAGTAAACACCATCTGGGACCATCTTAGCCATAACTTGCTGTAGCTTAAGATGCGTAAGTTGTATCATGTCAGCGAAACCAGTTATTCTACTAACTAAACTTTTGATTCTACCTTTGTACATCCTAGGGGCTACAATACTATAGTTCATTTTAACTTTGTTAAAATCACTCTTAGAACGAATCATGTTTTTAGACAACTCCCACTTAAGTATTTTATCACAACCAAGAACCATAACACCGTCGTAAAGAACCTCCAGCTTCTTAGCTTCTCTAGTGAAGTTACCGTCCATATTCTCCGGAGGGTTAAATCTATCGGTTTTTTCTATAGCTTTATCTCCTCCGCTCCCTGTCTGCTTAATCTTGTAAACCTCACTATTGTAGGTTTTGTAATTGAAGTAAAGCACATGCACGATGTTGTCATCTCTAAGACTACTTTGTGAATTATATCTGTAAGTATTATTCTTGTTGTTTTTACCTACAATTTCATCAATCTCACTATCCGTCAAGTGAGGAAACTCTCTAACTAATTCGTTTATAGGTAAAGCCTTGACTTCGCCAACGTAATATATGTCTTCAAAATAAGGCGATTCAGTGTGTGAGTAAACGATGTTAGCCGGATCAACGTAATCCACAACAACGCCTTCCGATTTATTAAAACCTGTCTTAACCGCTCCAATACCTAAAACGGTCAAATCGTGAAAAAACCTTTTCTTAATTAACTCATAATTGTTTCCTTCCAATAAAACGCTGATAGCCTGCTCTTCTGCTATTTCAATAGCTTGCTTGTACTGCAACTGCATATACAACTGTAACTCCTCGCTTGACTCAGGTAAAGATGGCATACCGCTTTGTGTGGTGTCAACGCCTAACTCCTGCATCATCGTCCCATCAAAACCCTGCATCTGCATATCACCCGCGACGCTATCCATAAAGTTGTTCCTCTTTTCTGATCCGCTAGCATCTATTGAAAATGCTTTTATGTCATATGTTCTTTCAGCTATACCGTTAACAACTATATCTACAAATTTAGATATAATAGGTACAGGTGTCCAATCTAAATTAAGATAAGACAAATCACCATTGATAGATAACTCGTCTTTATATTTTTGGATAGACTGCTCACCTCTAGCGTATAGTCTGAGTTTATGAAAATTATTTACGTTAGTAGTATGTCTACTAGCGCTAGCTTCTTTATTAAACCATTCAGCACTTATAGCCTTAGCGATTTTCTCTCCATACTCAATGGAATTTTTTTCGTCATCGCTAACGTTTTGCTTTGGAAAATTAACATGTACTGACTCAGCCATATTTTACTTTATTATTTGGGAATTAAATCCCTTGTTGTTGTATTTAGATATATTTAGGTCTAGCGGTTTTCTTTCTACTTTAGCATTAGGAGCGTACAAATG